TGGTAACACGTGCGTTGGAACTATTCAGCCTTGCTGATGTAGACCCAGCAATCGCTAACATTATCGCTTTCAACCTAGCAGATTCAATTGACGCTGTAGCAATGGAAACATTGCGTGGCGGAACAAACGTAATCTACTCAGGTTCAACAGCAACCTCAACAGCAACAGTTACAGCAGCAGCAACAATTAACTCAGCAAACATCCGTAAGGCCGTTGCTAAGTTACGTTCTGCTAAGTCTGTAGCACGTAAGGGTTCACTATACTGGGCTGGTATCCACCCAGAGGTATCCCATGACCTACGTGCCGAGTCCTCTTCAGGACAAGGCTGGCTACTTCCTAACCAATACGGTTCTTCACAAGACCGCATTTGGGCAGGAGAGATTGGTAACTACGAAGGTGCATTCTATATTGAGTCATCTCGTTTGTTCTCATCAAAGTCTGGTGGTGACCAATCAACATTAGCAACAACAGCAGTAACAGTAGCAGGAACATCAGCAGGGTTTACCTTTGGTGTTGCTTCCTCTGCAGTTATCGCTTCACGTGCTGAGGTTGGAGATAAGATTTCAGGAACAGGTATTGCTTCAACTGCAAAAATTTCTGCTATTAGCACCACAGGTTCAACAACTACAATTACTGTAGATGTTGCTAACACTGCTGCTGTAACAGCAACAACAGTTGTAACCGTAACTCCTGTAACTCGTGTATTTAACACAATTATCTGTGGACAGCAAGCAATGGCACAAGCCGTTGCCGAAGAGCCACATGTAGTTATCGGACCAGTAGTTGACAAGTTAATGCGTCACCGCCCAATGGGTTGGTACGGCGTACTTGGCTTTGCACGCTACCGTGAAGAGGCTTTATACCGAATCGAATCAGGTTCATCAATCGCTGCTCTTTAGTAGCAATGGGGGGTGGGGCTTACGCCCTGCCCCTCTCTTAATAAAGGACTGAAATGACTACATATATTTTTGATACACCAATAGTTAGAGAAGGTCCAGCGGGTGGACACCGCTTATTTTACTTTTATAAATTAGACCGTGGGATAACTATTATTCGTGATAAAGGGATATATAAGCAAGTACGTTATTTAGTAGATGAAGACTTACAGTCTTACCAAGAGGTTTATCTTGGTGGAAGCCGTCACATAGTTGACGATGCTACAAAGGCTAGATTAATAGCAGGCAATGTTGGAGTTACAGAGGATAATTTTACAGCACAATGAGTTTACATCAACTAAGGACACATCCAGAATTTGTAGAAGATTGCTTTGGATGCAAGATAAGTACACTAGAATTAAGTACAGGTGATGCTAATGGTAGAGCATCTATGCCATTACGTAAGTGGGAGGGCGAACTGCAAGCATATAGAGATGCTCGCAAGCAGGGTATTCAGCCAGCAGGAACTACTATGGCTAAGATAGAAGCAGCACAGAAAGCATCAGAGAATTTGGGAAGGGCTTACAACGCTGAGAAGGACCCAAATGCTAGACACATAGATAAAAAAACCGCTAAAACAATTAACGAACTAGGAGCATAATATGCCAATGGTAAATGGAGAGAAGTTCCCTTACACAATGAAGGGCAAGGCTATGGCTAAGAAAGCAGCCAAGAAGTCAACAAAGAAAATGACCATGAAGAAAATGGCTATGAAAAAAATGGGTAAGAAGAAGTAACATGGCTGCTAAAAAGAAGATTACTTTAAAAGATATTGCTAATCGACTGGAAACATTGCAAGATAGAAATGCCAAAAAGTCAGTTCCTATTCCTAAACGTATGGGTGCTGGTGACCCTAATTATATTAAAAATATGATTGCTGCTGGCAAGGCTAGACGAGCACAACTACCAAAAACGACAGCAAACGATAATTCATATGTTGATAGAATGTATGGACCTATTGCTGGTTCAGGAAAGTAAAGGATTAATATGGCAATGCCTAAGAAGAAATTAACGGATAGCCAAAAGCGTGAAGAGATTATTAAGCAACATCAAAAACGAATATCTCCTGCAGGAATTGCTGCCGCTGAGGCTGCTGCTAAAGCAGCGCTTGAAAAGAAATATCCAGGAATGTTTATACCTCAAACTAGGACCACCCCTGGTGTGCGTAGAGGTAACTGATGAAAGCCAAAAAGGGAATGGGCTTCAAAGCAGCACAGAAGCAGATTGCGAAAAAGCAAGGAATCTCTATGGAAGGTGCTGGAGCAATCTTGGCTGCAGGTGCGAGGAAAGCAAGTAAGGCTGCTAAGAAAAAAAATCCAAACCTTAAAAAGGTTAAAGGTAAGTAGTGTCTTCAGGAAAATACAAACGCCACGATGGATTTAACTCTGTGCAAATCAGAGATGGATTCATTGTGGTGTTGCGTAAGAATGGCACTATTAAACTATGGAAAGACCGCAAGTCTGGTGAAATAATTAAGAGGGATAAATGAAAAAGAAAGCAAAGTCTAAAGTTAATGCTGCTGGGAACTATACCAAACCTGGTATGAGAGCATCATTGTTTAAAAAGATTAAGGCTGGTTCTAAGGGTGGAGACCCTGGAGAATGGTCAGCCCGTAAAGCACAACTACTTGCAGTTCAATACAAGAAAGCAGGCGGAGGTTACAAGTAATGGCACTTGCTAAATCTCAGAAGTCTCTTAAGAAGTGGACTGCTGAAAAGTGGAAAACATCTGATGGTAAACCATCTAAGGGTAAGAAAAGATATCTACCCTCTGCAGCATGGGATGCTTTAAGTCCTGCAGAGAAAGCAGCAACCAACAAGGCTAAGGCCGCTGGTAATGCTAAAGGCAAACAATTTGTTAAACAACCTAAAAACATAGCCAAAAAAACAGCAAAGTATAGGGGCAAGTAAATGGCAAAGACTCCAGCATGGACACGCAAAGAAGGCAAGAATCCTAAGGGTGGACTCAACGCTAAGGGCAGAGCATCCTACAAGGGTGGAACACTCAAGGCGCCCGTGAAAAGCGGTGATAACCCCCGTAGAGCCTCATTCTTGGCCCGTATGGGAGGCATGCCAGGACCTGAGCGCAAGCCTGATGGCTCACCAACAAGACTACTTTTATCACTACAAGCATGGGGTGCTAGTTCAAAGGCTGATGCCAAGAAAAAGGCAGCAGCAATATCTAAGAGAAATAAAGGTAAGTAATGTCAACCCTGCAAAATATGATTGACGAGGTTGTTATTAACCTTGCTGGCTATACCTTACAACAGGATAGGTCTACCCATTTACTAGAAGCAATCACAACTACTACATCTACCATTGCTAGCCCTACAGTTTTACAACTTGCTAGCACTGAGTTAGGTAAAGGTACGATTGAGATTGGCGAAGAGTTGATGTGGGTAGATTCATTTGACCGCATTGCTAATACAGCAACCATCTCACCATATGGCAGGGGTTACCTAGGCACTACACCATCTACTGCAGCAGCAGGTACAAGAGTAGTTATTAGCCCAACATTCCCACGTTATGTAATTAAGAAGGCTATCAACGATACCATCCGTGCCTTAGGCGCATCTATATTTGCAGTTAAACAAACAACATTTACATACAATGCATCAATTACTACATATGAATTAGAAAATAAAAATATTAGAAACATCCTAACAATGCACTGGGAAAGTATTGGTCCATCTAAAGAATGGATTCGTGTTAAGAGATTTGACTTTGATGCTTTGCCAGAGATTAACACCTGGGGTGCAACAAGTCAGACAGTAACTATTGGTGACATTATTACCCCAGGCAGAACCGTAAAGGTTGTTTATGCTACAGAACCAGAAGCATTAAGTTCTAACTCAGATGTATTTACAACTGTTACTGGACTACCTGAATCAGTTCGTGATGTAGTAATTATTGGTGCAGCATACAGATTACTTACATATCTTGACCCAGCCCGTGCTGCGATGGTTAGCCCACAAGCAGATGAAACAGACTCAAAGCGTCCATTTGGTTCATCTGGAAATGCTACTCGTCAACTCTTTGCACTATACACACAACGCTTGGCCGAGGAAACAAAAGCACAACAGCAACAGTACCCAGCCCGAGTTCACTACAGCCGATAGGAACATAAATGACAACACGTAAATACTCATCCCGTTCGCAACAGACTACGTTAACCTCAGCAGTAAACGCTACTGCTACCACTATTGTAGTAGGTTCTGGTTCGGCACTTATACCTGGTGGCTTAACCGCTGGTAATACATTTACAATAGTAATTGACCCAGATACAGCCCAAGAAGAAATTGTAGATGTTACGGGTATAAGTACTAATACCCTTACCATAGTAAGAGGCGTAGAAAATAACGGCACTGGACAAATCCACTCTGCTGGTGCAGCAGTTCGCCATATGGTTACTGGTCGTGACCTACGTGAAGCAAATCTACACATTGAAGCAAGTGCTGCATACAATGATGGAACTGGTACTCATGCTATGCATGGTATTGCATCTGGTGAGGGAGATGTAGTAGGTACTACTAAGACTCAGACCCTTACCAACAAAACAATTAGTGCAGCCGACAACACATTTACTGGCGTGGCTACTTTAACTGGCACTCAAACATTAACTAACAAGACTTTAACTAGCCCTACCATTACTGGTACTGGTGCTATTGCTGGAACTTTTACAGGTAACTTGACAGGTAACGTAACTGGAACCGTATCAGGCAATGCAGGAACTGCTACTACATTAGCAACTGCTAGAGACTTTCAATTAACTGGAGATGTAGAAGCATCAGCCGTATCCTTTAATGGTTCTGGTGCAGTTAACCTAGTAACCTCTATTGCCACTGGTTCTATTGTTAACGCTGACGTTAACACTAATGCTGCTATTGCTAAGACTAAGTTAGACCTTGGCGGAACTATTACATCTGCTGACTTAGTAGATGGAACTATTGTTAATGCTGATATTAACGCAAGCGCAGCAATTGCACTTAGCAAGTTGGCGGTTGACCCACTAGCCCGTGCTAACCACACAGGCACACAGACAGCATCTACTGTTTCAGACTTTGATACACAGGTACGTACTAGTCGTCTAGACCAAATGGCAGCACCTACTGCAGCAGTTCCTCTTAACGCCCAAAAAATTACAGGACTTGCTGACCCAACTAATGCACAAGATGCAGTAACTCTTAATTACATTACAACTCAAAAAGGTGCAGTAAGTGGTATTGCTTCACTTGATGGTTCTGGATTAATTCCAACATCTCAACTTCCAGCACTTGCTATTACAACAACACAGGTAGTTAACTCACAGGCTAATATGCTTGCATTAACCGCACAGACTGGTGATATAGCAGTTCGTACTGATGTTAACAAATCATTTATTCTTACAGCATCTCCCGCTTCTACACTAGGTAACTGGCAAGAGTTACTTACTCCTACAGATTCAGTTCTATCTGTTGATGGCAATACTGGAGCAATTAGCCTTTCAGGTACATACTTAAATAGAACAACTGGAACACTTCTTGGCAACCTTGCTGCTGGTGGATTTAAAGTAACTGGTCTTGGTACTCCAACATTGGATGCTGACTCTGCTACTAAAGCATATGTAGATACAGTCGCTGGCTCTGCCACCGCTGCTGCAGCCTCTGCCGCTGCCGCTGCTACGACCTATGATAACTTTGACGATAGATACTTAGGTGCTAAGTCAACCGCACCATCTGTAGACAATGATGGAAATACACTTCTTGTTGGTGCTTTATACTGGAACTCAGTATCTAATACTATGTTTGCTTGGAATGGCTCTGCTTGGGGTTCAATATCTTCAACTGCAGAAATCTTCCGTTATCGTTTTACTGCAGCAGGTGGAGAAACATCTGAGTCAGGACTTGATGATAATGGTTTGACACTTTCCTACCTTCCTGGCAAAGAACAAGTATATTTAAATGGTGTACTTCTTGCTCGTACTTCTGATTATAATGCTACAAATGGCACAAGTATTACTGGTCTTGCAGCACTTGCTGCTGGAGATATTTTAGAGATTATCACCTTTACAGCCTTTGACCTAGCAACAGCGATTTCAAATACTGTTTTTGACGCAAAAGGTGATTTAATTGTAGGTACTGCAGCCGATACTGTTGGTAAATTAACAGTAGGAACTAACGGGCATTACTTAAAGGCTAACTCAGGAACTGCAACAGGACTTGAGTGGGCAGCATTAACAGTACCACCAGCAGACGATGACCAACCAATACTAGCCTCACAAATATTCGGATAAGGAAAATACAATGGCAACATTTACAAAACTAAAACTTAGTGGTTCAACAGATGGCAAGGCAGTTAAGGTTGCTGCTACTGCTACAGCAGGAACAACTATTCATACAGCACACGCAACAGCCCTTGATGAGATTTGGCTATACGCACATAACTCATCAAACGCAGCGGTAAAACTTACCCTTGAATTTGGTGGAACTGCTGCTCCAGATGACCACATTGAAATAAACATTGGCGCTGAAGGTACAGGACTTGTCCTTGTATCTCCTGGATTATTGCTAACAAACTCACTTGTAGTTAGAGCATTTGCTGGAACTACTAACGTAATTACTCTTACAGGTTATGTGAACAGGATTGCTTAATGTCAAGATATGGACAAAGAAGTAGATTAACTGGTAGCAGTAATGCCAATACTATAAACTATTGGTTTGGCGGTGGATATGCTGGAGTTCCTTCAGCAACGGGTGGAACCATTACTGAGGATGCAACTCATTTTTATCATACTTTTACTAGCAACGGAACTTTTACACCTTTGGTTAGTTTAACTGCTGACATTTTAGTTATTGCAGGTGGCGGTGGCGGAGCAACTGGTCAATACGGAAACACAGTAGGTGGTGGAGGTGGTGCAGGTGGACTGCTTGGATTTACTTCTCAATCATTAACTGCAACAGGTTATACTTGCACAATTGGTGGAGGTGGCTTAGCAGGCACAGCAAGCGTTACTGCAACCAATGGAGTTGATTCTCAATTTGGAGCATTGACTTTAGTCAAGGGTGGCGGACGAGGCGCAGGTTATGCCTCTGGCACAAGATATGGTTCTAATGTAGGTGGCTCAGGTGGTGCTGCACAAGGATTTGCACAAGGCACGGGAACAACTGGTTCAAATGGTACTTCAGGGCAAGGCAACAAAGGTGGAAATTCAATTTATGATTATCCTAGTTACCTTCAGTACGCTTCAGGCGGTGGCGGTGGTGCTGGTGCTGCAGGACAAGATGCGCAATCATCAACACAAAGTGGTGTAGGTGGAGTCGGATTGTTTACTTATTCATCTTGGGCGACTGCAACTTCAACTGGTGTAAGTGGTTATTACGCTGGCGGCGGTGGTGGTGGTGGCTATACAGATTCTCCAACTGTTAATGGTGCTGCTGGTGGCTTAGGCGGAGGTGGTGCTGGTTCAACTTCATCATCAAATGCAGTTGCAGGAACTGCCAACACAGGCGGTGGCGGTGGTTCTGGTAGCACAAACTCAGGCAGTAGTGCTGCAGCAGGTGGTTCTGGATTAATAATTGTGAGGTATTTAAAATGAGTCATTGGGCTGAAATAGATAATACTAATACTGTAATTAGAGTACTAGTGGGCGACAATAATGACCCTGCTGGCGATGAAGGCTACCAATGGTTATTAGATAACCTTGGTGGTACTTGGATTAAAACAAGTTACAATGCAAATATCAGAGGCAAGTATGCTGGTATGGGTGATTCTTACAATCAAGAAGAAGACATCTTTGTTGCACCTCAACCTTACCCATCTTGGACTAGGTCAGGTTCTGTATGGAATCCACCTACTCCTTATCCAACGGATGGTAAATTTTATAACTGGTCAGAGGATGACCTAACCTGGAGGGAAATAACAAATGAGTAAAGCAAGAGACTTAGCAAGCCTGGCTGGTTCAGCCACAGCGTTAGCAACAGATTCAGAACTAGCAGCAGCAATCGCTGCTATCCCAACTCCAGACCTGTCGGCAATTGAAATTGCTGATGTAATGGATTCACTCTAACAACAATGAAAGGTAGTAACTAATGGCTACAACAAGTAAAGTGCTCTTTCGTGGAGCAGCATCAACATCAAGCACAACCCTATACACAGTTCCAACAACATCTACTACTACAGTAGTAACTAATATTTTAGTTGCCAATACAGCATCATCTTCCGCAACATTTGATATGTCAATAGACGGAGTTCAAATTGCTAATGATATAGCAGTGGCACCAAACGACACACTTAGTATTGACCTTAAGCAGGTAATACCTGCTAATGCTACTCCTAAAGTTATTGTAGGATTAGCCTCAGCAACAACAGTTAACTTCCACATTTCAGGAGTGGAGATAGTCTAGTGGCTGTTCGCAATTTTTCAACTTCATCTATTAAAAGTGGTGTCCAGAGAAGAACTATTTGGGACCAGGCTGCTGGAGGTATACCAGTAACTGGATATAGACTTTGGTTAGATGCTAATGATACTTCAACTATCACTTTGTCTGGTTCGGCAGTAACTCAATGGAATGATAAAAGTGCTAATACTTATCAATTTACACAAGGAACTTCTTCTCGTCGACCAACAAGTGGACTTACAACTATTAATGGCAGAAATGTTTTAGATTTTGATGGAACAGACCATTTAGCCTCAACTGCTTCTGCATCTACTTGGTCATTTCTTCACGACGGAACAAAAACTACGCAATTCTATGTAGTAAAACGAAACGCAACCAGTAATGGAACCAATGTTTTAACAAGTACAAACCACATTGGCGCATCGGCTGCTATTGCTGCCCACGCATTTATTAATGATTCAACTAATTATCCTGGTCTTAGTATTCATAATGGTACAAGTGGTGATGCGGTTGTTAGATTAGATGCTACTGCAGACACAGCAATTGGAACCAATACAACTGTTATTACATATGCAACTGACCCAGGAAATTCTAGTTCTGGAGATAGAGCAAAAGTTTACGTAAACAATGGTTCTGCTATTGGAAATAATACTTGGGGTCAAACACCTTCTACTTCAGCACCTTATGGAACTTTATTAATTGGTGACTTAGGTCCTGGTATTGA